TTCGGCGTAATTCGTTTATTGCACGTCCGCGCTGGTCTAGGTTAAGCCGCTGCGTTACGGGGTCTCTGTATCCTTCAAGAATGTCATCAAGGCCAATTTTAGCAGCTTGCAGCGCCCGCATGTTAGGAAAGGATTCCACTGTCCGCTCAATAATATCCTGAGGCTTATACCCTGACATTCTCTCAGAATAGCTTGGAGATGTTCTCCCCGCTACTCGCTGGCCTAGAACGTAGTCATTAGGGTCAAATGGAGTACCCCTAGCATTGGCCTCTATGCGCATAATTTCTCGACCGCGAGCCAGCCCACGCTGTATAAGTGGGTCTTTAACCATGCGCTGAAGATTTTCGTTTGTTACAGGGGCCATTTCCATAGCCGCCTGATAATCAGGCGCACCTTGAGCAGCGCGAGCCTTAATTATATCGTCAATTGTTTGCGTCGCATCATCCATTGGTGAGACGTATTGACGGAACGCATTAACAAGCCTGTCACCGCGACCAGCTTGACGCTCTGTTAGCGCAGATACAGCACGCTCTGAACCCTTGCCTTCCTGAGTAACAACAGCCCTCGCAAGCCGCTGCATGGGAACGCCTCCAACATCAGCCATAGACAAAGGAACTTGGCTCTGCTGCATCCGCGCAAGCATTTCATCAGGAGTTATACCTGCACGGTTAGCTGCGCTTATAATGGCACGGTTTGCCATATTAGAAGGAGACCCATATCCAAGAGCTTCCCGCGTCTGGCGTAATCCCTCTAGGCCATAGCGTGCAAGAGGTTTAGCGACCTCGGCTACACCCTGACCAGCAATACCAGTTGCAGCTCCTACAGTCGCCCCAGTACCAGCGGATGACAGTCTGTTAGCCGCCCCTCCCTCGCCCTGCCCGAATCCAGCCGCTGCGCCATACTCTGCGCCCATAACAGCGCCTTGTCCTAATCTAGCTCCTATCGTAGCACCTTGAGCAAGTCTTGCAGGCATCGCCGCCAGTGCCGCAGGAGCCGTAGCAATAGCCGTTGGTATAGCTCCAGCAATAGTTGAAACTAAAGCCCTGCCTCCGTGTTCTTGCTGGAAGTTACCCTGCATCTGGCGAATGGTATCTAGCGCCATGTCGTACGTAATTCCCTTATCGAGTAATCCTACCTTAGAACCTAGAGCAGTCGCACCCGCTGCAATCTCATCACCAAGATTGAACGTAGCGCCCTGCATGGCGCTAAAAACGTCTCCTTGTGCGCCAGAGAACCTAGGTTCATTTACGCCATGCTGTGATGTCTGTTCGACACGACCTATCTTAGCCTCAATCTGAGCGCGTGTAGTACCTTCAGGTACTCCGGTCAAAATCCGTCCGTCTGGAAGCTGAACGTCCATTATGGAAGGTCCTCCCATCTAACTACTCCGCCACTATGCTGCTGTGCTGGAGATTGCTGAACATTCTGCGGCTGTGAGGCCATAGGCATAGCAGGATTTATATATGCGCCTTGCTGCCTTGCCCGTTCCATGCCTTTATTAACAATATCTCGCAAGTCAGACAATGCCTTGGCAAAATCTTCTTCACTCTGATACTGTTGCAGTCTAGTAATTGCCTCAGTTGCTTTGCGACCTTCAATCTCGGTAATCTGACCGCCACCTTTTAGCTGATCAAAAGCTTGTAAAAATGCCTGACCCTTTAACTGATCAATAAAAGGCTGTGTGCGGCGCTGATCTTGTGTAATTGGATATGCCGAAGCTATCCTTCCTTGAATACCGCTCGGCCCGCCAACAGAAGATTGCGCCTCTGGCCTTAAATTTCCTTGCTCATCAATCAATGCATTGATTACATCAAGCGCATTTTGCCCCTGAGATTCGGTTTTAGCTATTCCAGCCATACGATCAGCAATTTCTGTTTGCTTCATTCCGGGCTGAACAAGTATATGAGTTCCACCACGTCCTGAAAGGAGATCGTCTACCTGATTACGAAGATCATCAGGTGTTGGCAACGGCAATCTTTCATTAGTAGCGCCCATATCACCAGCAGGAACAGGCGAACGCGCAGACGGATTTCTGGGCGTGCTTAACGGCTCAGGAGGTGCTTCTGGAGTCCCTCTTGGGGAGCCAACAATACTAGACGGTGAATAAGTAGCATAACCTCCATCTTGTAGAGGTATCCCCTTCATTGTAAGCGCCTGAATAATCTGGTCATCAGAATATCCCATGCGCTTCATCTGATTGCCTAATTGTGCTTGGAAGCTGTTTCCCCCAAACATTTGGTCAGGCTGAGCTTTCTCGGCTTCAAATTTCTGTCGCTCAAGGTCAAACATTTGTTGCTGACGGTCAGCTGCTTTTTGCTGCATCTGCAAAGCCTGAGCCTGCATAAACCGCTGACGAGCTTCTTCAATGGCTGCCTTGTCATAATCTGCAAGGCTGCGCACCTTATCAAACGCGCTCAAGTCAACTGATCTTGCCATAATCTAACTCCTTAGCCGTAAATCGGATTACCCATATTGTCGAACCCGATAATCCCACGACCGCTTAGAAGGCTTACCAGTGTGCTTGATACAGCGTTGTTGCGTCCGGCAATGCCCTGCGCTCCAACCGCTCCGATATTACTCATGATATCGCCAGCTTCACTTGCAGCAGTATAGCCGCGATTTGCCACGCTGTTAAGCTGAGAATTTTGTGACAACCAGCGATTATAGGCATCATTGTATTCCTGATTTGCCAAATTCTGGCCGTACTCCTGCGCAGCTTTCAATGCGGCCCCAGATTGACCCATGCCACGAGCTGCAAGGCTCTGACCAAGGGCTTTCTGCCCCTGCCCAAGCCGGAATTGATAGCCAGCATCTTCAGACAAATCCCCCGGATTGAACCCAGCCGCTAGAGCCTGTGCAAGTTGCTGATTAGCCGAAGCTCCAGTCTGAGTGTACGGCGTAATTTGCTGCAATGCCGCTAGCTGAGATTTCTTAAGCTTCTCGGCAATATCATTCTGGGTCTTATATTCCATAAAGCCCATGAGGGCGCTCGTTAACGGGTTATTCATTGTTATACCTCCAGTAGTTTGAGCCGCAGACGTTGGTAATCCAACTGCGCTTGCAACCTGATTGCCAATATTTCCGATTTTGTCGTTTATGTTAGCGCCGAAGTTTACAGCTTTTTGCAGAATGTCAGGGCTGTAGCTTCCGATGCTAGTCCCAATTCCGCTGCCTATGCTTGGCGTGATAGCCTGACCTGCAAGCGGCCCGGATTGAGCAACAGCACTTGACACGCCCGGAGTCACCATCTGCCCTTGAAGCGGTCCAGACGTTGCCAGAACCTTACCAGCCGTTGCGCCCTGTATACCACCGCCAATTCCGCCAGTTACGCCACCTGTAAGCGTATCCTTAAGAACTTTTCCGCCTGTCAATGCGCTAGTCAGGCCAGATGTCCCAGCTCCTACAATAGCGCCACCTAAAGCAGAGCCAAGCGCACCAGTTCCAGCACCAAGACCTGCTCCGATTGCAGTCCCTAGTCCGGGCATAAGCAATGATAACGCAATTGGAGCAGCTACCTTCAGAATACCGCCCAGAGCGCCGCTCAGTCCGCTTTTATTCCTCTTGGCAATCAGTGGAGCAAGAGCATTGTCAAGTTGGCCTATATCGCTAATCTGCGTTCCGCCCTTATAGCCAATAATCCGGTTAATATCGCCTAATGTGTCAGCAATACCCTTCTGCCCTTCATCTACATCTGTGCCAGACCAAAGGCCCCATTTCTTGCCTAGATAACCTGTTGCGCTAGGAGAGAGCTGGCCAGCGTATGATGTTGGTGTTGCTACATCTGCCATTATTGCACCTCAACTAATCCGATTATGGTTAAACCTACAGAAACAGATGTCCAGCTTGGGACAAAAATCTTGCGCGTTGCAGCGTCAACCATTCCTGCATTGCTGCCCGTATAGCCAGAAACAGCAAAACAGATTCCGTTCTGTGAAAACGGTAATGGGAAATTGTTGATAGCTGTGCTTCCAGCTGTAGACGTCGAGTTACCGCCATTCGGGTTTACATTTATGCGGAAAAACGCCAGATTGGATGTCAGGAGAATATATCTTCCTTCATAAACCGGTGTTCCAGTAACGGCCAGATTTTCGAATATTGGCGTCCAGCTTGTGCCTATATCACCAGAAAAAAGGAAATTGAAAAACAACGCCCAAGGCATTGTTGCTCTGTTGCCTTCGTCAGTCACCGGATGCTGAATTGGAGGTTGCGTGCGATTACTCAAGATAACTCCCCGTGAGTGCTATCTTGACAGGGTCGCTTATGCGAATGCGGAAAGTCATTTGGTAAGCTATCCCAAGACGTCTGAAGATTGCGCGTTTACGGAACTCACCAGCTTTGCCGATTTCGACATTAAACCAGTCAGACCAAGTACGAGCGCCGTCTTTCGATAGCTTCAAGGAAATCAGCGGATTGTAGCCTTGTGCATTTTCATCCTGAACGCCAACGCCAGCCTCAACACCGATTTCAAGCTTACTATAGCGTACATATTTATTCTCGTCACTAAGATGTGTGTAAATTCTCTCGCGCACAATAGCGCTTCCGGCATCGTCCAAATAATCCATATCTAGCACATAAATATTACCATTACGACGATCACAGCAGATATGCTTGTTGAATGCGTACATCAGATCAGCGGCAAGATGCTGCTCGAACTCGCCGGATTCATTAGTGAAAGCACGCTCATGCCATAGCTTAGTAGTTAGATCATAAACAAGCGAAGTCTCAAGACCTCCACCGGTTATAATGTAGAACGTATGCCCTTCGCTCTGATACATATATGCACGCATCAGAGACGGGTATGGGACATGGTTTAGAATAAGCTCAATCGGCTCGGTTGAAATGCGCTGCGGGCTATATCCACGCATCAGCATAACGTTTCCGTTGCCGTATTTATCTTCACTTACCCACAGCACCATTCCATCATTAACGCATACCGTATGCGCGGCCATACATCCATTTGTGCCAATCGCTCCATTAATGCGACTAAACGGAAAAGCCTCTGCGCCAGTGTTTGACCATACCTCGAAGCTGCGCTTGCCGAATAGATAAAGTTGGCCGGTTACGTTAGCAATCTCTACAAGGTTATCTGGATTGCTTTCTGCCGTTGCAAAATCAAGCGCATCCCAGCTTAATCCGTCAAGAATGCCAGAGATATAAAACCGCCCTGAATTGTTCTCAGTGGCAATGAAATATCCGTCAATGCTATCGACATAGCCAACGCTTGCCGGTAAGCCAGTGCCAGTGACTTTCTGGTATAAGTTATTATCGTATGTCAGGATAAAAATGCTTGTTCCGTCGCAAATCGCAAGCTGTAGATCATTCTCAGCAATACTGAGATTTCCGGAAGATTGGTCAACATTACCGCGCAAAACATGCGTTCCGTCCTCAAAAACCTCAAACACTCCAGAACCGCTAACAATAAACGCGCGGCCAGTGCTTGAGCTAAAACACTTCCGGCCCGGCCCATTTCCCAGATTATCAAACAATGTCAGGCCCGGAGTTCCATACAACGCCGCTGTCTCTTTGCCCATTTCATCGAGAACAGGAAACAGGTTTATGGTTCTTTGCGCATCCAGTGGCAAAGACCGCATTTGATACGAAGGCCCTACAAGTCCAATTTTAGCCATCAATAGCCCTGACCTGTGTAAATGTTAAACTGCTCTGATCCAATCGGCTGCGCGTCCATCGTCCTGTTCTTTGCGACAGCCATCTCCAATGTAGCGCGTGCTTGATTGGCAATCAGCTTCAAGTCCTGATTAATCGGTTGACCGTATTCAGGCTGAAGAATTGTCGCCAACTCATAGGTCAGGAAATGAACCCAGCCGGGCGGAAGATCAACGTCTTGGTCAAGCGTGAACTGACCAAGCTCATCCTCAGTTCTCAGATGAATATTCCAGTTACTTGTCGGTACTGGGTAAAGCGTAATCGTTCCAAGCGGATAACCGTTGTCATAAACATAGCGCTGGCTCGGTAATGCCATCAGGCTCTTCAGCGCTGTGTTTTCGTCATATGACGTATCGCGGTACGGATAAAGCGGATAGTCGATATTGCCGATGCGGACATATGCAGAAGCGATCTTCATCGGCCTGACTGTGTTGAAATCTCCGCCAATGCCAATTGTGTAGCTTGCCTTACCGCCAACAAGCGGGAAAATCTTCTCCTGACGTGTGTAAATCATCAGGTTGTCATTGGAATTTATAGATAAAATCTGATTAAGGCTCTCAAGCCCGTCTTGAGCTTCATCAGACGACGGAACTTCCGTTTTTGTCAGGATTCCTGCTTTCTGCATTGCCCTGCGGATTATTTTTCGCGCCGTCGTCATGATGAACCTCTTTTTTATTACTCTGCTTCTGCTTCAGCTTCAGCAATAAGATCACGAATCCGAGCTTCAGACATGCGGCCATCAACATCAAGGCCAAGCTCACGAGCTTTCGCAACAAGATCAGCCTTTGTTACCTTTGGCTCTTCCTTCACCTCAGGCTCAATAACTACAGGCTTAGGCTTGTCTGCTCGCTCCCAGCCAATACCCTCAAGCTGGCTCTGGAAACGCTCAAACGTGAATTTGACTTCGTTTCCACGAACAAACTTTACAACTTCATCAGCCATTTTTTTACCCCTTAAACAGTCGCAGAGAACGGAGTTGAAGCAACGCCGGATGCAACGCCGTGCATAGCGACATTGAACAAACCGGATGCAATATCACGGATTTCAATCCAAGTGCCAGCGCGGCCAGCCGTTGTCGTGCCGTTCATGGTGATGGTATCACTATCAGCAGCAGTACCTACAGAAGCCGAAGTACCACCAGCAGAACCCATAGTAGCCGTTCCACCAAAGATGTCGCTCGAGCTTGCAACCTTGATGATATAGCTATTCGATGTGACAGTAGTCGTAACCGCAAACATATACGTGTTACCGCTACCAGTCGCAGCCGGAAGCGTAACGGTCATGCCGGTTGCAACATTCAGTGCATTAACCACACCACTATCTTCCGAGGTAAGGGTTACGCTTGCAGTTCGCGGCGTAAGATCCAGACGCTCAGAAAAAAGCTGGCTGAAGTTGTTGTTGATTGCAGTCTTTGCGCCAAGATCAAAAGCGCCTTCCTGCGTTACGATTGTCTGTGCCATGTATAAATCTCCTTTAGTTGGAATTAGCGGGGGCTTTTATACCCCCGCCTTTTTCATTACTTCCACAGACGAGTTGCCCATTCAGGACGAACAGCCGTGAAGCCGTACAACACATCAACGCGCATAATCATCTTATCGGTCAACGGGACATAGTCCTGAATAACGCGAATGCTGATGCCGTCCTGACGCTCCTGCGAGGCCATATGGACACCGTCAGGCAGAACCAGCGGAGCAGAGACCAAGCGGAAAGCAGACTTCTGATAGGCCAAGCTGTTGCTGTAGCCAGTCGATGCAGAACCGAAGAACGTCACAGTGCCGCCCGAGCTATTCGGGAAAGCGCTGATATTCTGACGCCCGCCAGTGGTATACATCGCCGGATAGACAGACAGATCAGCGTAACCAGAACCGTCCGCAGTCGCATCAGCAGTCACAACAAACTGTTGCAGGTAGTCATATGCAACCTTAGTGACCGGATGAACCGCATAAACGCCAGCAACCGTAAAGGTAGAACCCTTGGTCACTGTGCCGGTTGTGGTGGTCAGGCCCTGAACGCTGATAGTGGTCGCGCCCTGCAAGCTTACAGTCGTGCGAACACTAACTCCGGTCACGTCATTGCCGTTGGTATGCGTCGGCAGAAGGTTGTTCTTAAGGAACGTGAACCCGTCAGCCATACCCATAGCACCAGACTTATATTGCTTTTCAATCTCAGCAGACGACTGGAACAGGCCTTTACGTGCATTGACAGCCTTGCGAGCAGCAGAGCTATCCAGCAGTGCAAAACGCTTGTCATCCAGCGGAGCCAGATTCTTGTCAAGCAGTTCGCCAGCCGACAGCATCATGTCAGTGTCGAACAGGCTCGAGCCAGGTGTACCGACAGAGTTGCCCACAGCGTTCTTTGCATCGCTCAAGCACTCGGCTTCAATGCCGTTTGCAAGAGTGGTGATCGCCGGATCAAGAACACGATTCATCCAGTCCTTCAGCGCGAGATCGGTAGCAATCTCAGCCGAAGTCATTGCAATCGGAACGTTGCGCTGACGAGACAGTGGCAGAGTGACCTTCTCTTCAACAATGTCCTGAATTGCCGATGTAATATCAGCAGTGTTGTTCATCGTGAAACGGGCGGGCTTGTTGATCGTGATCGTATCGCCAGCCATATAGCCATTTGCACCCTTAAAGGTAGCATCCGGCTCTACGTCAACGGTGTTCAAGAACTGGCACTTGTCCTTGAACATTTTCGCAGCACCTTTGGCGATGATCGTCTGGGCCTGCTTTACGGTTAATACTGAATTACCCATGTTTTATTTTCCTTTTGG